CATAACTACGTACAGTAGCCATACCACCCGCAATACCCTTAGCAGCCTCTCGCAGAATCTTATTCTTCTGGGCTGGGGTGAAACCTTGGAGACGCCTGCGCGGAACACGCCGGGCCATTTTCTTTCTTGCATACGGCATTTTGATATTTTTCTTACAAAAGGGGCGGGGGTACATTAGCACGAGATTATTATTTTCGCGGTGAAACGCACTAATCGCACGGCTCATCGTCGCTGTCATAGATTGCTTCTTTAGGATCCGGCGATGCCTCTTGTACGGGTTCTTCAATGGGCGATGCCTCCTGGAGGATTCGACCCGGTAACTTGATGACTTCGACACGGCGGAGGAATTGGCCCCAAGCCTCTCCTCTTGCCACGGACCTTTTGTAAACTTCTTCGGGGGGGAATATACTGGCGATCAACACTGTGGACGAGGTAAACGGAACTGACTCCCTGTTCCTCCACTTGACTGTCTTGGGCCACTTGTCGATCAGATCCAGTAACTCCGAGAGCGGTATCTGTCCACGGAATTCATTCAGGACAACGATAGGCTGCTGTCTGTAACCATCCCACCAGTCCTCGTTGATATTTTTGACGTAGTGAGTTTCGGGGGAGTATCCCTCAAATACCTTGTGCGACTTGCCTGCTGCTGTAGGGCCGGTGTACCAAATTCCCTTCGTCATCTCGGTACGAAACTTGCGGCGCATCAATATTGCTTCCGCTTCACGTAATGTTCTCCCATACTGATGGTAGAGCACGGGGTCATTGATACAGATATCGTCCACCTGGAGGCCAGCTTGTATCTCCTCAATCTTGCGCTTGAGATCTGTACGCTCCCCCTGTTTAGGAGGCGTGCCACGTTCCCAAGGTCCGTCAACACGTGACTCCTCCTTCTTACAGTACTCAATAGCCTTCGGTAGCATCTTAGTACGCTGAATATGCGCACGGGGATACAGCTTCTTGATCGTACTGAAAGCGACCTGCTGGGACAGGCAGATGCAGCACTGGAGATGTTCGGTAGCGACCTTCTCCTTCTGCCATACTGCATATACCTCCGCGGGGTGCTGGGGCAACTCGTTGCTCTCGGGGTTGTTGATTGTGAGGAACCAATTGCGTGCCTTCGCTGTGGTAGCTTCGGTAAACTCCATTGTAGATAATCCTCAAATCGCTCAGAAGTGCTCAGAGGGTAATACTGCATTACCTCTGAGCGAATTCTGTTGTCTCTACGTTAACCACTGCCGAACGGAAAAACGTACCATAGACAGCCGCGTGTGTCAGGCGTGTGTCAGGCGTGTGTCAGGCACACTCTAACCTCATTAGCTCGGCTTCGCCTCGCTGTAGAGTTCAGCGGGCAGGGGGGACGGGTAGACCGGGAAACGCGCCCGCGCTTCGCGCGTAGCTCGGCTGCGCCTCGCAAGCTGGTAGACCGGGAAACGCGCCCGCGCTTCGCGCGTAGCTCGGCTGCGCCTCGCAAACTGTAAGACCCGGCACGGCCGCAGGAGGCAGAAAGGATCATGGGCAGAAAGGATCATGGGGCAGAGGTCGGGGGTTCGACACTCAGTGGGTTAATCCACGGACTTGTGACTCAAATCAAGTTTGATGTCGTACGACGGGTACACTGCGTTAGTAGGTGCCACGTTCGGTCCCTGGTATTGACATAGCGCCCTAATCATAAGGTAGATGCGTGCTTTGGGTTCGACTTTGGTGGAAAACGTATTGGGGCCAAATATCTGGTCATTAGGTACGTCTTGGGCGTTCATATTAGTAAGGTCATTAATGCGACCCCATCGGTAGTTTTGCTTTCGGTTAAAATACATACTGAAATCCACATGCCGCATACGACAGGTTAGATGGTCCTCGTTAGACTCAGGTGAATCCATAATGTACTCGATGGTCTTCAGAACTTTGATATTCTTCCGAAGTTCCTTCCGAGGGCCTGTCTCGAGGGGGCTGAATCCGTAGGGTCTGGCCATTGCCTGCCAAAATGCAGTATTTTCATTCGATGTTGCATCACCGATGCCTGGTGTAACTTCTTCAGATAGCTGTACTAGCTGAATACACCATTTCGTGGACCGTTGGGTAGGTCCGTTCAGTACCATAGTACAGCGAACTTTCTCAAGGATGTCGTCTGTACCTGGTCCCTGATAGTTCTGTAGGTTCAGGTCCTTAATCTTGTCCGTATAGGTGAGGTGGGGATTATACTGGGCGCTGAATAGGCCTGCAGATTGATCTAATCCGGTAGCTGTGGTTGCCGCATTGTTCACGTGGGTATACCACTTCACGGCACCTGATGACGTCTCATTATTGAAACCTAATTCATAGAATGCAGCTGGGTATTTAATTTCTGCTGCATGTCCCTGGGGTACGCCGTTCAACTCCCACAGGTGGATAGGCTGTATGAGATCAGTACCGAGAGCTCCGGCCTGGTTAGACCGAACCATTAGATTGCCTGATCCGCGATTCCATACACCATAGTTATAGATGCTGTAGATTGTGCTGTTGAGGTTCATACGTGTTGCCTTACGGGTCAACGCGGCAATAGTTGCTCGTCTCCCATACTTGGCACGTGACTTTTTGTAATCCGCAAGTCCCTGGTCCTTAGCGTCGGTGTACATCCCGTTGGGGGCCTTCCTTACCGACTGTGAAAAGGATGGCTTACTAGACTTAGCAGTACGTTTCGCATAACTACGTACAGTAGCCATACCACCCGCAATACCCTTAGCAGCCTCTCGCAGAATCTTATTCTTCTGGGCTGGGGTGAAACCTTGGAGACGCCTGCGCGGAACACGCCGGGCCATTTTCTTTCT